ATCTACTGCTTTATTAGGTATTTGTGCTAAAGAAATATTTAAATTTCTTTCCACCGTTCCCATACCGGGATTTTTAAATCCAATGTCACCTTGCTTTTTAGTAGACTTTGCTGAGATTCCTAAAAATTCTCCACCAACAAATCCAATAAGAATATCTGTTGGATTTTTTTTGCTATCAACTGTTCTCCCTACCGCTTTACTTAAAACACCGGGTCTTGCTGTCCACCAAACTTTTTCAACTACACCATTATAATCGTTTTTCTTTGACCAAGCAATAACTTCATCTGCCATTGCCTTTGCCTTTTCGTCTTGAGAGTCATACGCCTTTTGACCTATCTTCCCCCTTTTCAGTTCTAATTGCTGTTGTGCTTTAGTAGAATCTACAAATTTACCCCAAGTACCCGCTACATAATATCCAAACATAATTTCGTTAACATCAGCAGAATCAGTATTTGCCTCAGAGAGTAAATCTTGAACCTTATCGACATGGGGAGTGTATGATTCTGTGCGGGGGCGGATTTGCCTTACATAGTGATTGAGATTAGACATTCAACTGCTCCATGTGTGTTATATTCTATTTATATAACATGGAACTTGATGTGTGTCAATAGCATATTTTTAAGTATGTCAATTGATAATATACAATATCTCGTTTTTTATATTATCACTGTCAGACTTAGTTTCATTGGGTCTAACCTCAAGCCGTTCCATCAGCATGAAATTGGTTAATATATGACTTATCTGAGTATGACGGCCCTGTAACCATTTTTCTGTCTGTGTGTCTTGACGTTCTAGGTGTCTGCGTTTTTCTTCTTCTGCACTCACAGTGAGAATATACACCTTTGCATCATGATTGTCGAGTAACCACTCAATGTCTTTAGCACGAAAGAAACGATCCCCCTCTAGGAATATGTGTTTGTGTTTGGGTGCCTCTTGATCTATGAAATCACGAAACTTAGAGATGGCACCATAAGATATACGATCAGTCCCACCAAAGGTTTCACCATCTGGATAACGACCAATAACGAGAACATCCCCACGTTTCTCACATGGGAATAGCTTCATGGGTTCGAGCATTTCACCCGAACCCAATTCACTAAGAATGTTTCTTGTTAAAGAGGATTTCCCAGAACAGGGAACTCCACCGATCATTATTATCATGCTTTCGTAAAGTTTCCCTTCTCCATTTCAGTCTTAGTCTGAGAAGCAAAGTAGGAATTAAACTTACCCAACTTACCAGCACGCTTTGCAGCAACCCAAGCTTCAGCAAGTTCATCAAAACGAACCATAATATTTGCAAAATACTTCCGTTCCTTCTTAATCTCCGTGGAGTCAACATCAGTAATTCCACCAGAAACAAGAATAGTATCTTTGCCCTTAATCATGCGCCATGCAATCTTAAATGCGTTACGCAATTCACGGTCAGTTAAACCAGTTTCCTTCCGACCAGAGAACAGTGACCAAACAACAGAAACATTCTTGTAAATATCAATACCAAGTTCAGACTTTGCCCAAACAGCAACTTCTGCCTTCTTGTAAGCCTTGACTCCTTCGTACTCAATACCGATCTTATCCAAAACTTCCTTTACAGTGGCATCAAGCTTCTTGGTGACACCAGCACTCTTCAGATATTTCAAAATTGCTTTTGAAGTTACCTCTTCAGTTTCCTTCTTGTTAAAAGTCTTAACCGCAGCAATAACTGCAACATCAGAGTCCACAACCAGTTTTGGAGTCCCGTTCTCAGGATTGTTCTCCCAAACTGCATAAGCACTCAAATCTTCTTCAGTTACAAACTTGACGATGCAAGCAAAAACCCATTCCTTGCCTTCATTTTCGTGTGCTTCTACCCTGTGGAAACCAGCAACCAACCGACCATCAGTGCTTACAACCACCGGCTGTTCACGCCAAGGAACCCAACGACGAGTAGAAATTAATGCCTGCAAGACCCCAATGTGACTAGGACTTTCAGCACCCTTTCGACCAAGGTTCTCATAATCACTAATCAGATCAGCAATCTTAACATAACAAAACTTGATGATCTTTGCTCTCTTAACCTTTCCAAAATCTGGCTTTCGTGGAAAAGACCAAGGTCCAAACTTAGGAGTTCCTTCTTCAGTCATTTCCTCTGGAAACAATTCGAAGAACTCAATAATTTCTTTAGTGTTAAATGGATAGTTCATGATAACCTCTCAATGATTGACTTTTCCGCTTCTAAAAACATCGGGCCGGGGGAGAAGGGAAACGGAACAAAACCCCTCACACCAACCTTTTTCAACTTAATACCAACATAGTCATACCGTTCAACAATGGAACACCTAACCTTGTATTCACCATCTTTATTTTTGAAAGTTAATTTACTCAAAAATCGATTTTGCTCAGGCGTGACTTGTATCGTGTTAGAACACATTTTTCCAGCACTAAGAAATTCATTGATATCATGATAAAAATCCCAACCTTCACACATTACCTCAGCAAAAGACTGTGGGGAAATCCAGTGATCCCAAGTTTTCTTAACGCCTTTCCTATTGGATAAAACAGAATAATAATCAGATTTTATGGTATTATCAAAAGTTGCAGTGTAAAATCCTCTTGTTAAAGCACGCTTTGCGTCTTCAACATTCCACCAACCATTAGACATTCCACCAGAAATCATATCATACCAAGCACCAAGCATTGGCATTGATAAAAATATCTCGGTAGTTTCGTCTGTCATTTCGGGAAACCGTTCCCGTAATTCAATCAATTTTTCTTTCGGAGAAATAACCATATTCTCGTTTTCTCTTTGTTTTCTCAGTTTATACCTAAGTATACACAGCATATCAGGGTTTGTCAAGGCAAATCTTGGCAGTCTTAAACTAAATACCATTCCCAATCTGCACCTACTCTTCTTGTACGAACAAGATCAAGATCAGCAAGTTCATTCTGGGCCCACCCAAGATCATAATACATGGTCATGGGGAAATCATCGTTTAAACCACAAAGACGAAGGGCAACCTTGAAAATTTTTCTACCAATTTTCCTTCTACCCATCACACCACCATTAGACTCAAGAATTTCAATTATTAAGGCAGGTAAATCATGTTTGTTCATCTTGATCACTCTTCGTTGTTTTCTCAGTTTATACCTAAGTATACACGGCATATCAAGCGTTGTCAAGATAAATCTCGACCGTTAAGTGCTTGATTCTAAAGTAAACTTAAAAAAACTCTTCTAAATTTCCCGATTCTTTTTTCGCGAAACGACCGATGAGTCGCTCACTCTTACCCATGTTACCTATTGTTGCGGCGCTCAAATCTGTATAACAGACCGTGGTGAACCTCTGTCCTGATCCACTAATAGGTGTAACGCAGTGCAGGCTCTTAGAATCTGCAATGCATACGCTGTTATCTGGAAGATCAATACCTACACCCCAACGTGGGAATGAAAGATACGCTCCCGTGTATTCGCCTTGTCTATGACAACTCATAGTTGTATATTCTACGTCCTTACCATCAGAGTGAACCGACATAGCCTTACTCTGCATTGCACTATACCTATTTGCACTAATCGTGGTCACCATACCATGACGATGCTCTGGTGCGATATACTCTTCTGCAAATCGTCTTTGTCGATTGTAAATCTCTGGAGCAACACGATTGAATGCAACTTCTACATCTCTACACAGAGGCTCCAGTTTTTCCCATGTCTTGGGATTTGACACATTAATCTTACCAGTGAACCGTCCTCGTTTCGCGCCGAGCATCACACTACTGATTTTATTTGCATATGCAATCATTCCCCACGATCCGTTCTTTGTTCGAATATGGTATGAGTTTGGTGTGCGTAATTTATAATGCTCTCCTTCAATCAAACCGCCCTTTTTCATTTCCTCGCTATTGATAGGTCCAGCACAGTTCGCCCTCATGGTAGATACATCTTCAATAGAGTACAACACATCTCTCATAGAGTCGTCTGCAAAACAGTTTGTTGCAACATACGCAATAGGAATACCCTCATCACCCAGAGTGGAGTCTGGACGATAGATGGCGGTGTCTTCTGTGATGGTGATTATCTGATCTAGGTCTTTCTCATCATAGAACTTACCGTTCCACTTTTCGAAAGTCTCTTTCTCACCATAATCAGTCTTTGCTGTTATGTACTTCATTGTACGGCTCCAATACCTTTTCGTAAATTGATGCTGCAACATACTTCATCATCATGGGTGCAACCATCAGACCAATACGCGCCAAGCGTTCGTTAAGAGTTCCCGTCAAAATATAATCTTCCGGTAGCGACATGAGGCGCTTAGCCTCCTTAGTTG